CTCTACCCACAAAAGTTGCATACTCTACCCACAAAAGTTGCAAAAGATATAAACACTACTATATATATCAGTAAAAGAAGCTAATGAATGCAAAAGACAATTTGAATTATACGAACAAACAAAGGCTGTTTCTTGATCCCAACAATAAAAATCGACATAACGCAAGCTCTCGCGAAATTAAAACGCGTCGAATCTCGTTCTGAGGATCTACCCTGGAACCAAGCAGGCGAAATATTAAAACAATCAATGCAATCAAACTTCGATGTCGGTGGTCGATACTCAACACCTGGATCTATTAAAGGTGGTTCGACAAAATGGAGACCTCGGAAAAAATCAGTAGCTTGGCGAATCCTTAAAAAATCAGGTAGATTCCAGAAATCATTTTATTATACTGCATTGGGTGATGGTGTAAAAGTTGGAACAAAAGGAATTAAATATAATGCAGCTCAAAACTTTGGTAGACCTGAAATAAATCTAGTAGCGCGCCCGTCGGTGGTGGTTCAATCAGTAGATCTCAAGAAAATTAATAAGGTTTTTAAGAAACACGTGAGAAAATAGGAGAAAGTTATGTATAGAGTGAAAAATTTAAAGCTGACAACTCACGAAAAACCATCTTGGATAGTTCAGAAGAAAGTTTTGTTTTTCTGGGTAAAAGTAGCACAACACTTCACCTGTGGCATGGCTATGGAAACAAAACGCTTCTTTGAAAAGTGCGAAAATATCAAAGCTCAAGCGTTGTTTAATCGTATGTATTAAAAAATAAAAAAATAAAATAGTTGGTATTTGAAAAATTTTATGTATATTTACCCTAAGGAGTAAAATATGCCCGATAAAAGTAAAAAAGACCCATGTTGGAAAAGTTTTGTAAATAAGACTAAGAACGAATTGGATATATTACTCCATGACGAAATCGGTTTTTGGGGTACTCAGTCAAAAGACTTTGTCGAATTGCTGAATAAAAACAAGGATAAGGATGTTAATGTTGATATAAATGGACCAGGTGGATCGGTTCGAGATGGTTTTGCAATATTCAACGCTTTGAAAGCGCACCCAAAAAACATTGATATAAAAATTACCGGAATGGCTGCATCTATGCATTCTGTTGTTGCTATGGCAAGCACTAAAAAACCTAGAATGTACAGCAATACAATGATGATGATTCACAAACCTCTTATATTTAATGGTGGTAATGCTGATGATCATAGGGAAATGGTCGAAGTTTTGGACAAATTACAATCTCAAGGAATAACAGCATACAAACGTCACTCAACAGAATCTTCTGAAAAATTAAACGACATGATGAACAGTACTACTTATATGACAGCTGAAGAAGCTGCTAGTTTTGGTTTAGCTACTGTTATTGAAGAAGATGTTGAAATTTCAAACTTTCACGACCTCTCGGCTTACAACTATGCTGAGATTCCAGAACACGTTCTCAATAGATATAAAAACGCCGACAAACCAGACGAAAAAACTTTAATAGAAAAATTAACTGATAAAATAGAAAATATTCTTAAACCTAACGAAAAGGAGTCAGAATTAATGGCTGATAATAATAAAGAATATACAGATAAAATTGAAGGTTTAGAAACCTCCAATAAAACCCTAGTAGCTGATAATAAAAAGCTACAGGAAAGTTTCGATACTCTTGAAACTGAAAACAAAGCGCTCAAAACTGACGCTGACAACAAAGAATCTGAAGCTGTAACAGCTGAACTTAAAAAGTTCGTTGATACTCTCGTTTCTGATGGCAAAGTTTTACCTGTTGAAGTTGATCAGACAATGGAAGCGCTTGAAGCTCTTCATGTTGCTGACAAAATTTCATGGAGTGATAGCAAAAAAGACACCCCACTTGTAGACGTTCAGAAAAAGATTCTTGAAAATTCAGCTAAAAAAGTTGATCTTGATGGAAAACAGATCGCTGATAATAGCGACGATCATCAGAAATCTGGTGATGAAGCTCTTGAAAAAGCAGTTGCAGCATATCAAAAAGAAAATAAAGATGTTGGATATTCAGCTGCACTATTACAGGTTCTTAAAGACAACCCAGAATTAAATGAAGGAGAATAATAATGGCTACTATTAGAAATTCCGATATTGTTTCCAAAGTTGCTAATGAAGATTTAACAGCCGCTCAGTATCATTGTGTGACTTTAACGTCCACTGGATTAGCTGTTGAGTTAACTGACGCAATCACTGAAAAAGTTTATGGCATTTTACAGAACGCCCCTGATGTTGGTGAAGAAGCACTCGTAAAAGTTGCTGGCGAATCAAAAATAGTGGCATCCGCTGCACTTGCAACCGAAGTTGTTGTTGGTCCATCTACAGATGGCGAAGCCCAGGTTGCAGTTGCAACTCAGTTTCCTTGTGGAATCGTTGTTTTTCCAGTTGGTACTGATCAGGATCTGGCAGTAATTGAAATTATTCACGGTGGAATAGTATTTCCGTCAGCGGGATAGTATTCCCATCCTAATTATAAAGGAGTTACAAAATGGCTTTATCTTCAAATAATATAGTAACACGGGGAGTACTGCAAAATGTAAGTCAAAAATATTCTAATATTGAATATATTGCAGAAAGAATTTTCCCTACTATCGACGGTTTGACAAGAAAATCTCAGGTAGTAAAATATAATAAAGGACCTTGGTTTCGTGACGAGGCTGAAGTTCGTGGACGTGGAGCGGCTGCTAGATTAGTTGATTTCAGAGTTTCACTTTCTAATATTACCCCTGTAAATTATGCAGCGGCTGCAAAAGTTCCTGATGAAGATCGTGCTGATGCTAAGGAAGCACAGTCAATTCCAATTCAGCCTGACATTGATGCATTAGAATTAATTGCTAATAAACTTGATCTCAAAAAAGAAGTTCGCGTTTCTGCGGCTATTCATGCTGGAACATGGGCCGATGGTAATGTTGGCGGTGAAGATGCTGCTGCTGGTTGGGGCCATGCTACTGCTGGAAGTGACACGTTTCTTGCTGATATGAAAACTGGACGTGATGCAATAAGAGCGGCGACTGGTTTACTACCAAACAGACTATTGCTCGATTATACTACATGGTCAAAACTTGCACAAGCTCCGGCTTTACTGGCTTTGACTAGTCCTACAAAAATTGATAAAAGCAATCCTTTTATGACTCTCGATACTCTCGCAACACTTGCGCAAGTTAAAGAAGTTATTGTTGGAACTGCTTTAAAAGCTACAAATGAAGAAGCACTTGGCAATCCTGATGCTGGTTTGACTACTGTTGACGTTTGGAATAATAGTGACAACAAAGGAACTGGATTTTTATTCTATACCCCAGAAAGAGCTGGATTAAAAGTTGCTTCCGCAGGCTATATGTATAGACTCGCTCAAACTAATGGACAGGGTCGCATGTCTTCAACATGGAGAAAAGATGAAATGCATTCTGATTTCTATGACACACAAGAAGACCTTGACATTGTAACTGTTGGTTTAGATCTTGGATATCTCTGGAAAGATACAATTGCGACTTAATTAAAAATTTTGGTGTGTTTCCTAAGGGGCGTGGTTTAATCGCCACACCCCTTTTTTATAACTAAAGGGTTTTAAATGGCTGATCCGTACACAAATTTAGATAACATTAAAAAAGATTTACCAGCGAAAATTATTATACAACTTACTGATGATAATAGAACGGGTGATATCGACGAATTAGTTACTGATAATGCCATTGATTCTGCGGATAAAATGATTGACGGATATTTGCGCGGTCGTTATCCTGTTGAATTGGACTCGGCTGACATCCCTGATTTAATAGTTGATATATCAACAAAACTAGCGATTTATAATCTCTACAAGCGGAAACTGTTAACAACGTTACCAGAGACCATTTCTAAAGATTATAAGTGGTGTCTTGCGATGCTGGATAAAATACAGACGGGTAAAATATCACCTTTTCCAACAGCGTCAGAACCGGAAATAATTAAAACGAATAAAACGGCTGCGAGTAAAACATATAGCTCAACTGTTTGGGATACATACAATTAAATGCTTGATATAATATGTGAACGAATACTTGAATATTTAAACGATAACGGGCTTGATGTCGATGATATTGATTATGATACATTGGTAGACAGAGAAGTTGGAGCTTTATTACGGCCGAAAATTAATATTGCGATTGATACCGGAATACATCAAAAAATAACGATGCACGGATTCAAACAAAGACCCACTATCAGTTTAATTTTGTTAGTTCAAGATCTATCTGGAGAAAAAGAACGAAGATTCACAGTATACAGATTGATAGATTCGATTGTTAAAGCGTTGTTACTTGAAAAATTAGATTTACCATTGCAAGATCCATTAATACCTTTGAATTTTACAAATGTAACTGATCAGAAATATTCTGACGCTGGATATGCTTTGTATCAAATAGATTTCAGTTGCTCTTTTAATTATACTAAAGATATTGCTGGTGAAGATACTGGCGAATTATTAGAGATAATAAATAAATATTACTTAGAAGATGGGACTCTCGCCGATACTGAAATTTTAGATTTATCAGAAATATTCGGTGGTAATGCTTTTACGGCTGATTTTAGCGAAGATATATTTGGCGGTTTTGCCGGAACTGAAGAATTTGAATCTGAAATATACGGCGGTGTTGCCGAATCAATTTGTTAGGAGTTAATAAATGAGTAAAGCAAGAAGAATTAAACCAAGATCAGACACACTCGCAAGTTGGACAGCTGCAAATCCAGTTCTCGAATTGTATGAAATTGCGATTGAATCCGATTCTGGTAAAATAAAATTTGGTGATGGTGCTCAGAATTATAACGATTTATTGTATTTTATCGCGACACTTCCAACTCCAATGCCGATCCATACTGTAACAAATGCGCCAGACGCGACTTTGTATACTGGTTCATTTATTTATGTTACGGATGATACTGGTGGGGCTGTTCAGGCTTTTTCAGATGGAACAAACTGGCTTCGTTGTACTGATAGAAATGCAATTTCATTATAAATAAAGGATAGATTATGAAAGTAAAAGCTAAAAAAGGTTTGAATTTCTGGTGTCAAGGAAAACGAGTGACTTCAGAAACAGAAATCCCAGTTCAACTGAATCACGACATACAGTGCAAGTTAAACGATGGTTCTTTGATTGAAGTTAGGTCAGTTGTTAAACCACTGACAAAGTCAACAGTTAAAAAAGATAATTCGAAATAAATTTAATAATTAGGAGAAAGTTATGACAATACAATTTGATAACATTCCCAGCTCAATTAGGAAACCAGGACGCTATACTGAATATAATGCCAGTTTAGCCGCTCAAGGATTGCCTGCAAATGCTAAATCAATGGTAATTTTAGGACAGAAAACAAGTTCTGGAATTGGAACAAGTAATGTTCCGGTTAAAGTTTTTAGTTCTGCCGATGCCATTTTGCAAGCTGGACAAGGTTCTGTTGCTGCAATTGCGGCCGATGCTGCATTGAAAGCAAATCCAAACTTACAATTATCAATAGTACCTATTCCAGATGGTGCTGGCGCTGCTGCTGTTGGAACTATCACAGTTTCAGGAATAGCTTCGGCGGGTGGATCTTTTGAAATATGGATTGGTAACGTTCGTGTTGAGGTAACTGTAAATAATGGCGATGCTGTGAACGATATCGCAACAGCAATCGACGCGGCTATCAGCGATTTAGAACATTTAATGCCAGTAACTTCCGGCGTTTCTGGTGCTGTTGTAACTTTAACAGCTCGAAATCTTGGAGTTCTTGGAAACAATATCGCAATTTCATCTAAAACTAATAATGTTGAAACTACCGCTTTGGCAATTGTTCAACCTGTAGATGGTGCGACTGATCCAAGTATTGCAACTGCATTAACAGCAATTTTTCCCGCTGATTATGATGTTGTATTATGTACTCTTAATGATGCGACTAATCTCGGATTATTAAAAACACATTTAACATCTCAGAGTGCACCGACTGAAGATAGACCAGCGACCGGATATTTTGGTTATAATGGTGTTCAAGCTACACTTGAAACACTTGCTGGAACTACTTTAAATTATGAACGTTTGAATGTTGCTTATCTTAAAACAACAAAAACAACTGAGCGCGGCCATTCGTTAGATTATGAAATTGGCGCCGCATATGCTTCTGTTGTTGCTGGTGAAGAAGATCCGGCTCGACCTCTTAATACGTTGCCATTGGCTGGAATTGCACCCGCTGCACTTGAAAATCAACTTTCAAGAACTCAGCAAGAATCTTTACTATTAAACGGTGTAACACCCCTCGAAGTTGGAGTTGGTGAAGCTGTTCAAATAGTTAGAGCTATTACAACTTATACAACGGATTCAACTGGAACTAAATCAGTTGCGTATCTCGATCTGACAACTATTTTAAGTTTAGATTTTGGTAAATTGGCAATTGAAAATCGTCAGGCTCAGAGATTTCCAAGAACAAAATTAACAACTAGAACAGCGGCTCTCGTTAAAACCGAAGTCCTAGATGTAATCAGATTACTTAATGATCTTGAAATATGGAATCCAGTTGAACCGGATGAAGTTATTGTTGAACTTGATACCCAGGCAGTTGGAAGAGTTAATTTACAGATTCCGGCAAAAGTAGTTCCTGGAATGCACATAATCGCTAATCGTCTTGATTTAATATTAAGCTAAAAGGAGTTAAAAAATGGCTGAATTTGTAAATAGATGTAGTGTTGAAATGAATGGGATCGTTTTCGAAGACTTCGACAACTTCACAGAAACTTCGGTTTCTGTAGCGAAACCAGTTCCATTAATGAATAAATCCGGTACAGCAAAAATGTTGCCTCGGTACAGTTTTTCTGTGAATGTTAAAAAGGCGAATATTGCTCCAGATATCGATCCAAGGACTTTATTCGGCGCGACTTTTACTGTTGAATATGATAACGGTGATCGTGTAAGTTTTGGAGGCGTTGCTACCAATGAAGTTGGGGACGCGTCAACAGATGGCGAAACTGAAACAAGTTTTACTATTACTTACAGCGCAGAAACAAGGACTCCAGGATTGGAGCTCGGATAATGTTTAATAAAAACAAAACAGCGGCCGAGGTTAATAAAACCGAAGCCGTTAAACCTGTAACAGTTAAACCTGCAAAGAAAAAAACTCTAGTAAAACAATACCCAGTGCCAGCGATGGCGAATAAAGCGAGAGTTTTGGAAGCTATGGATAAATTAATAGGTTCAGAGAAATATCCTGAGCTTATTAACATTCATGTTGCTGTAGCTAAATTTATAAACGAAAGGGTTAATTAATGAATATTCTGCAAAGAATAAAAGCCGGGTCAGAAATTACCAAAACAGTAGATTGTCCAGGTGTTGAAGATGTTAAAGTTAATGTGAAAATATTGACTGAAGATGATCTCGCGAAAGCGTCTTTGGCGGCTGATGCGATATATAAAGATAATAAAGTTGGGTTTGAAAACATAAGCAATTATAATGCTGAAGTTGAAACCCAACAGTTATACCGTTCCTTAAAAGACCCTGAAACTGGATTCGGTATTGCGAATAATATCTCTGATTTTAGAGGCTCGCTAACTCCAGAAATGAAGGATTTTTTCGCTATTGAACTCGATCAATTGCACGAAGAAAATTCCCCTGATCCAATGAAAATGTCAGATGAGGAATTTGATAAATTGATTGAGGACTTAAAAAAAAAGCCAGAAGAGACAGCTGGGAACGTTACAAGTATTTATACAGCAAGAAAGCTTTTGAGTTGTTTGGCAAGCCAGCTATCGAGCTAACTTCGGGCCAGTGGCTTTATATATTTACGATGGAAGAAGTTACACGCCCCAAAACTGATACATAACCCCGATTTAGGAAATTACAATGTCTGATATTAATATTACGCTCGGCGGTGACAATAAAGGACTTAAAAAAGAAATAAAAGAGTCCAATCGACTACTTGAACGCCAACGCCGAACACAGGATAGACTTGATAAACGACTTTCCAGAAAACGGGCTAGAAACCGATTAAAAGGAATTCGCGCAAGGGTAAGGGCTGAAAAAGCCGCACTTCGAGAAATAGAGAGAGCAGAGAGAAGATCCAGACAACGCAGACAACGACTTTTAAAAGCTGGTTTAGTTGGTGGTGCCGCCGGCTTGGTTATTGGTGCCGCTGTTGGAGTTGCAAAGGGTCGCGAAATACTAGAATTCGAGGAACGTCTTGCCAGAACAGCCGTTCAAGCTAAAAAAACACGCGCTGAACAATTTAAATTAGGTGAATCAATCACGGACGCCGCTGTTAAATATGGTGTTAGTCGTGACGTTATTTTAAATACGTTCGAAAGAATAGTTGATAAATCCGGCGATTTTGACCTTGCCGCTGACAATCTCGACAATATATCCAAAATTATACGTGGTACTGGTGCCGATGCTGGTGAACTGGGAGAATTAATCGCGGCCTTATCCTCTTCGTTTAAGGGAATTGATGTCGGAAAAGGTGGAATTTTCGAGTTTTTAGAGGTTTTAATTTCTCAGGGTGACGAAGCAACTATTAATTTATCTGAATTAGCATCCGAGGCCGAAAAATTACTCGGTGCATTTGTTACGGGTGGATTTAAAACCAAAAAACAGTTTATCGAATTTGGCGCATTACTTCAGATCGCTGGTAAAGGTGGCGGAAAAGCTGAAGCCGCGACTTTTGTTTCTCAGTTTGTGAATCAATTAAAAAAGCGTGCTTCACTAATACAAGAAGCTCTCGGCGTTTCAGTTACTAAAAAAGGCGGTGGCTTGCGTGATCTCGGCGAAGTTATACCAGAATTGCTAAACGCTACGGGTGGCGATCTCGGTAAAATCTCAAAATTAATCCCAAGTATTCGAGGCGCTAAACCTCTCGAATTATTAGCTATTGCATTTCAAGAAACAAACGGCGAACTAAAAGAATTTAACAGATTAATAAAACTTGGCGAAGATGCATCAGGAAATATTGAGAGAAAATTTCAGAGAGTTTCCGAAACATCGAGTCAGGCATTTAAAAAGATTGGTACTTTTTCAACTAAATTGTTTGATGTTGCATTAGTTCCGGTTATTGATGATTTGGCTAATGCAATCGAAAAAATACTTGCTGACCCTGCAAAATTAAGAAATACAGAGGAAATATTCTCAGCAATAGCGACCTCTTTGACGTTGGCGGCAAAATCGGCCGGATTACTTGTAAAGGCAGGCCAGAAATTAAGTGAGATAGGGCGGGAAAGTGTTCTTGGTCGTTTAATTGGTGGCACTGTTGGACTTGCTAAAACCGCTGCAAAGAAAACAGGATTGATCTCTGATCCTATTCAAGCCGATAAAAATTTCGCGCTCAATTTACAAATTAACAATAATCAAGATGGAACCGCCGATGTTGAGGTTCAAAGTTTATTTAATGGTGATAGAGGCGGAAAAAAAATCACTAAATCAATTCGTTCAGGTACAACTGGGAGTTTTTAAATGGCTGATAAATTTATTCCACAAATGGCCGGATTTTATCTGGATATCGTCACAGTAAACGATTCATATCCATTCGCTATAGTAAAACATGAATATCCATTTTCAAATCGAAATAAAGTTCAGAATCAGGGTATGAAATCAAGAACTATTAAAGTTGAATGCTCTTTTATGTCTAATCCTGCAATTACAAAGGGTTGGGATACTGATATTGGGATTTTCCCAACGTATCAAGCTCATTTTAATTTCCTAGAAACAATCAAAGGTACTCGCGAGTTATTTACTTTCACGCACCCCGAATATGGTGAAATTGAAGGGGCTGTTGAAAATATTGGAACTGTTGACGATGATACTCAGGAATTTGTTTCTGTCAGTTTCGATTTTGTACAGCAAATTACAACTGACGAAATAACTTTTGTTCGTTATATAGTACCACAGCAATCGGCTGGTTTTAGATCATCGACCGGAGTAATTACAGCCGCACTCGAAGCGGCTCAAAAAGTTTCGTCGAATGCGGCGGCGTTTGCTGGCACTGTAAATACGTATAAAGGGGAATTAAATTCATACTTAAATAGAATAACCAGCCTAGCAACATCTATAATTAATACTGTAAATTATGGAACCAGTTTGCCTGGCGAGGTTATGTTTTCGATAAATAGTGCTATTGATAGAGTTGTACAACGCTTTGTAACAATTCGGAATAGTCCCGCCAGTTTTATTAATAACTGTATTTTGGGAGTTCGAGATCTCGCAGCTGTATTTGAGGGTGTAGAATCTCAGTATGTTTTAATTATGGGAGCCTCACGGGTAGCGTTTGAATCAGCTGAAGTTTACACTGTTGACGATGCAAATAGACAAGAAACTGCAAGATTAGAAGATGTACAGACTTTTGATGCAGCCGGAAATTTTAAAGGCGGTCAGACTTTTCCATCTATAATGACGGTACAAGAATTAGAACAAAGTTTATTCGATGTTCGTGAATTAATAAATGACGCTGTTTTAATTAACAGACAAAATCAAGGTTTAAAAGATCAGGCTAACCAATTACAACAATATATTAATGAAATAAAATTAGGTCGTGAAACATTAGAAACACAAGAAATTGCATTGCAAACTTTGCATACAGTTACATTGTCGAATGGATTATCATATCAAGCTGCTGAAAGAATTTTAAGTATGAATCCACAAATCAAAAATCCGACTTTCGCAAATGGTAGTATAAAAGTTCCAGTTCCTCAACAGGTTTAAAAATGGAAGAAATAAGAATAATAATCACCGACAACGTTGGAAATGTTAAATCAGATGACAATCAATATTCGTCATATACATTTCCGGCTGATTATGAAGCTCTAACGTCGGCGTTTTCCGTTAAATTGGTTAATGTTGATTTTGAAGTTGTAAAAGGTGATTTGATTCAATTCTGGATTAATCAGGCGCGCGAATTCGATGGAATTATTCAGAGAGTGGAAAAATCCACTTCTAAAAGTTCCAGAGATGTGACGCTGTCTGGAAAAGACAGAACTTCTATTTTGGTTGAAAACTACTGTAATAATTTCAAGGATTTTAACAATAAAACACCAATACAGATAATTGATACATTAATAGCACAAACGAATTTTTATGTAAAACCAAAAGGAACAGCTTCGGAAATTTCTGATAGTACTGGTTTTAGTTCTGAATCTGACATTGAAGATAGAAACGAAACTGTTTTAAATGATGTTAATAACTCTGAGACTATTAACGCCAGAACTCAAGAAACTACATATGACGAAGATTTTACAGCGCTCGGAGACCATAAAAATTATAAAATTAATATCGGTGATTTAGTATTCTCGAAAATTAATCAGCTCGTTAAATCGTATGGTTTTGAAATATTATACGATAATACAGGCGAATTATACATTGGGGATTTAAACAAAAAACGCTATGACGACGAAATTGTATATGAAACGGTATTTAAAAAAGATGGAACTGGAAATGTTTTAACGGCTCGTATGGTTGATGATATTTCTGGGCGTTATTCTTCTATAATGGTTTCATGTCAATATGAGGGATTCTCTGGAGAACAAAAAAACAGTTTTGCAACTGCAACGGATTCAACATTGCCAGCAATTAAATACATGGCTATTTCAATTAACGATTCTAAAGCTTCACCGGAGAAAATGGCAATACAAACTCGTGAAGATCAAAGAATTGAGGGCTTTAGTTTAACACACACGGTTTCGGGTCATATTGCCGAAAACGGTAAAACTTGGAAAATAAATCGCTTAGTTAATGTTGTGGATGAAATTAATGATATCAGGCGGCACTTAGTACTGTATAGTAGAATATTTACATATAGTTTGACCGAAGGACGAAAAACAACGCTTAGAATGTCGCACGAACGAATTAACGAATTGGAAATATAATGATTGAAATTTATAAATGTTTAATAAAAACTATTACTGAATCAGATAAGCAACAGATTGTAACTGCTATCGGTCGAGCTGGTGAGGAAATTACAGCGCGGTCGAGTGTTCAGCACGTCGGTTTTCATTCTACGCCAAAAGAAGGTGATATTGGTGTTATCGTTGCCGATGGTGATAATATCACAATGATAGCTAGTTTTGACAGCGCTGACGATAGGCCGGATGATCTCGCAGACACGACAACTATATACGAAAGTAAAGATAATTATGTAAAAATTACCGATTCCGGTAAAATAACCGTTGCAAATGCGAACAATAAGATTATATTAAAGAGTAACGGAGATATCGAACTTGGTGAGGGTTCATTAAAAGCGTTGGTGACAGATAATTTAATTGATTCCCTTAATACAATGACACTACCAGTTGTAATTGCCACTTTAACGGCTGGCCCACTAATAACACCACTAGTAAAATCTCAATATACAACCACCAAAACAAAGGCTGTTTAATATGGATTTTAAAATGGAACAAGGAACAAACGGAGTCGCTGTCATGACGTGGGAAAAATCCACTGATATCGGCAATTTGTTATATTTCTCTGTTAATATCCAAAAAGGTTTATTGTTTAATTTGCCTAATTTCGGTTTAAATCTATCTGACATAAAAAAACTCACTACTGATAAAATCGCATTAATTCAAGGTAGGGTTGAAAAATCTGTACAATGGATTCAAGATATTGGACGCGCTCGTAGTATTGAAGTTATAGTTGAACCAAATACGCAATCAATTGGGCGCGTAGATATACAAATAAAAGCAATTCAAGCCGATGGAACACCTGTCGATATTAACACTTTTAGAACTGTTGGAGGGCCTGAATAATGGCTTTAGTATATGAAAAAACGTTTGACGAAATACTCACTCAAATATTAACCGACTACTCAAATTTAGATTCAAGTCCAGATGTTTCACAAGGTTCGATGCCTTTTATACAAGCCTCGGTTTTGGCGTCGATGGTTTGGGGCCTATTCAGATTTAATGCATATAATGCAAATCAAATGTTTGTCGATACTGCCGATTCTGTTAATTTAAGAAAATGGGGAGCTATTTACGATATATCGTATCTCGATACAGACACTGACGCAACTTATCTAAACAAAATTCTTAGATTTATCAGACAAGCACCAGCTGGAGGAAACAAGCAAGATTTTGAGGACTGGGCACTAGATTCAGCGAACTCATTTTATACGTACGAAGGAACTATTTATTGTAATACTTATGCGACTGTTGTTGATGTTGCTGATGGTCCTGGAACTGTTGGAGTTTATACAATCCCATGTGATGAAGATATTATAGACGGTTCCACGCCAGCGGTTTTCCCTGGAAATGTAGAAGAGCTTTTAAGGATTATAACTCAGGATTATATTAATACGGTCCGTCCATTGGGGATGTTGTCGGCGTCTGTTGTCAGTGCTAAACCTACAACTCAGGCTGTAACAATGACAGTAGTTTCGCCAGATGGTGAGCTTGTTGATACTGACGCAATTGAGGACGCAATAGAGGCGGCTATGAATTTAATGTCACCAAAAGAAACTTTGTATAGAGCAACGTTAACCTGTATCGCTCTTTCGTATGGTGCTATAAATACAACAATTACAGTTCCGGCCGCAGACACTGCAACCGATAACGACGAATTTATTAGACCAGGAACGATCACAGTTTCGGAGGCGTGAAAATGATACATAAATCAGTATATAACGATACATATCCAAAAAATCAAATTGAAATAATTCAGGTTCGAACTGGCTCGACTACCGAAGGTGAAGTTTTGCTCGATGTTGATAGGCTAGAAGATGTTTTATCGTTAGTAGGAACTATATATTTGTGTACAGCTCCAACTTGTTTAACTGAAAAATGGACTCGTACGGGGTCGGATTTGGCGACGTCAGATATATTAAACCTATCGAGTATTAAATTATCTGACGGTAAAAATAAAATTAAATGGCGGTTTGATCCGTCTGGAGTTGGGTCTATTGCCGACGGTCAGTTTTATTCTATTTCTATTTCAGTAAATGCTGGACAGGTTTCGACAACTTCGCAAGCTCAAATTGAAATGATAATTAAAATTATTAATAGTGTGATTGAGGGGTCTTAATATGATTAGAACAATAGTAAATAATCCGTATCTAGATAATGTGACAGCAAAAACTTGTTATTTGTGCGATGCTTCAGTTCCAGATTTTGAAATAATTAATTGTAGATGCGGTGACACTGAAAATTGTAGTGCATGTAGTGATAGTATCCCGATGAACGCACCTATATGTCCAGATTGTATCGGGGGTTAATATGAGCTCAATGTATATAATTGTCGAAAGTGTTAACAATATCGCATTAGCAAAAGCAAGAATTAAAACCGTTATGGATGCTAAGGGTTACCCTGAAAATTTTAGTAAATTTTTGTTTGGTGAAAACAAAAATGGTTATGCTAACGGAAAAGAGATTAAAAACAATATTGTTTTGTCTGTATGGTCGAATGATATTGTCTGTTTTGAGGTTGATTACAATATAGTCAAAAAATATGGTGAGGACATCAAAAAAGAAATCGCGAAACATTCAGACACTCATTGGTGTACAGCTGAAGAGGTGAAAAAATACACGCCGGAGGTTTTAGATGTCATATAAAATTGGATCTTTGGATGTTTCTAAAAATCTGTTCATGTTGGACGCGGCCGCTGAAAGAAATTTTAGAACTTCAAACGCCAATACGGGTTATGCGAATTTGTATAACGGCGAATCAGCAAGCGGATCTATAACCGGAACTCTAACTAATTTCGCTACTAATTATGGTTTTGTTGCGAAAGCTGGAGCGGTTCCAGCGCATTATTTGTTTGATGGAACTAACGATTATATCGATTTTGGAACATTAACAGATTTATCTGGTATAGCTCATTTGACAATGATGTTTAATTTAGAGCTTACGACTAAATCGTCTACTCGATATATAGTATCTTATAATAACTCAGCAACCGAACGACTACAGTTTTATGTCGGAAATACAACTAGCACTTGGGTTGAAATATTCAACGGAGCTAGTGGAACATATGTGTCAGCTCCAACAGCCCAATTATTTCCCGCTTTAGACACAAAAACACATGTAGCCGTTGTATATGATGGAACTGGAGCTACAAATGCCGATAGAGTAAAATTTTATAGTAATGGCGTCCTTGTTACTGGTTTAGTGTTTTCTGGGACAATTCCATCAACATTGCCAACATTTTCATCAAGTACAAAAATCGGCAACACAACAACGCCGATCTCTGGAAAAATATATAAAGCAGAATTTGTATTAAAATCTTTATCAATAGAAGAAGTTGTTTGGAATTATGGCCTTTGTTCGGGTGCATGGGGTTTGATTGGTACAGATTTGACAGGTGGCGAAATGTCACTAGCAGACAATAAAACAGGCCTATACAATCCATACAATAATATTTTATCAGTAATAGCAGCAGCTGACCCTCGAACTTCTGACGCAAATACTGGCTGGATGTTGGCTGCGAACGGTGAATCAGCGGCGGCCGATAGGGTTGGAACTTTAACAAATATGGCTACTGGATACGGTTTTGTTGCAGAATCAGGAGCTGTTCCAGCACATTATTTGTTTGATGGTATTAATGATCATGTTAATTTTGGTGATATAACAGAAGTTAATTCTGCTAAAAAAATAACATTTAGCTATTCTGTAAACATTGACGATACAACAGCTGTTCAAAGAACTTTTTTCCATAAGTTGATAGATATGAATAACTGGCTTACCATCTATACATTTACAGATGAGACATTTTTATTTCAAATGAGTACATCAGGAACTGTAACAAGAGGTTGGTTGCCAAGTTATTTGTCAATAATCCCAGGGCAAACAGATCAGGAAATTAATTGGGTATTCGACGGTACTGGTGGGGCAAATGCTGACAGATTAAAATTATATGTTGATGG